TTTATATGTTTATTCTCTTGTTTTTATACCTAGAATCTTTTATATTTATTTTTGCTTAAAATTTTACTATCGAAATCACAATCAATTCTAGGTACAATTTTGAGCGAAATATGATATACTGTTTTTAGTATTAGTAAACAAGTATTGTTGATTTTTTAGAGCTGGATTTTCCAGCTCTCTTTTTTATTCAAGCATACAATCGTTTCTCTTGGTGTTCTTGCAATTTTTTGTATAGTTTTTTAGAAATATTCAATCCTTCTCACCTCCTAGCAGCCATTTTTTACACTTGTACCAATTGCTAAATTCTTCTACCCATGTTTCTTCACTTTTGTTGTCTATTCCAAGATAAATTTTGCCTTCGCTGGTTCTCTGTATGCAGTAGAATAAACCTTTTGGCTGCATTCTTTCAACTATTATTCTTGCTTCTAGCTCTGTAACTTTCTGAATCCCATTTCTATTTTTGGGATTCATTGTCCCTACTTTTCCAGCTATTAAATCAAGTCTTCCAGCTATTTTTAATTTTTTATAAATACTACTCAATACATTTTCGAACTCATTTCTCTTAAAATTTAATGCTTCTCTTGCTTTTGTAGCTCTTCTTAATTCTCTCATTTTGTCGTACACTTGCTTTTCTGTATAATTTAATTTTTCTATGTACTCATTTAACATTCATATCCCACCTTTCATCAATAAAAGTTTTCTCAATTATGTCATTGAGAGTTATTAATTTTGTTTCAATCCTGTTGCTCTCTCCTACTTTTACTGATATACAAAATTTATCTATGTATTTTTTTCTTACTATTCCTCTCATTGAAATTATTTTTCTTTGCTCTTTTCTGATTGTAAAATTTACAAATTGCCCTATTTTTAGGCTTTTTATATAATTTACAGCTACGCTATTGTGATTCAATTTATCTATTTCTTCTCTTGTTGTTATGTTTATTGTGTCTAACGCTGTATTTTCTGAATGATGATTTATAAATGTGTTATATTTAGCTTTTTTGGTTCTTAACATTTAAAATCTCTCCTTTTTTTCTTATAGTTTTTGCATACTAGACTTTTTAACTCTGCTCCGTCTAGTATTTTTATTAAAATTTGGCAATTTGGGTCATTATCTTCATTTTCAAATTGACAGTCTGAACAATTTAATTTTATAAACTGTTCTTTTGTTGCTATTGCTGGATGTTGTTCTATTTTTATCACTCCTATCTTCCTGAATTATTCGTTTTATTTCATCATTTCTTATTTTGGATTCAAATATTGGATACTTTGCAGTTCTTCCAATTTGCATAAACCTAGCTGTTTGTTTCTGCACTCTTCTCCATTCTTCTATTCCATATCCAAAATATAGAATATAATCTTCATCCAGTGTTTTATAATATTCCTCTGCCATTTCCTGTTTTAACTGCCTCGTGCAAAACGGTATAGTTTCATTTTATCCTCTCCAAAAATGTTTAGTACACATTTTCAAAGAGGCAACATGCTGAGGCTTCCCATGAACTCAGGATAACTAATCCTTTGCCGCAATTATCAGCATGTTTTATGCCTATTTTTAACACCATTATTGGCTCACTTTGTGGATAGTTAATCTATTGTAGTTGTGTCAAAGCTACTCAAGCCATTTGGCAACCTGCATTAGCAGGTAATGAAACCTCTAATTATTTCTTCTATAATCTCTGTCACTTCGATACACGCATGTTTATTGTCTGATTCCACGAATATACAGGAACATGTATATTCTAATCTACAGTAAAATTTGCCGTAATCTGTATGATATTCAAATTCTAATTCAAAGTCATTGCTGTTTATCCACGCTTTATAAAGCTCATTTTCCATTTTGTCTATATCTATAGAGCCTATTTCATTGGCTGCTTTTCTCATTATTTCATCAAAATCTAAATCCTCATCTATGTCTATGCATAGCTTATTTAATCCTAATATCTCCATTCTTCCCTCCTAGATAATATTCTTTACTTTTTCAAGATTATTTTTCAGTGATTCAAAATCATTATTAATTCTGTATTCAATATTTTTAGTCTGTTTGTTTAAAACACCAGCACATAGCATTTTTTTATTAGCAATCGATTGTATTTCTCTTAATTGTGGTTGCAAATTTCTTTCATTCAGCTCTCTTGCTACATATGATTCATAAAGCTTTATAAAATGAGCTCTCATTATATCAGGAGATTCGCTAAGTCCAATATTCCTCAGTCCTATTTGTTTAACTACTTTTACAGTAGTTTTGCTCATATTGTTATAATTTCCTATCGAATCACTACCATGTTTTCTTATGTGTGTTAATACTTCTTCCCATGCTTCTCCAGCTGTTATTATTTGTCCATGTAATAACTCGTTTACATTTTTTCTAATATCTGCTATACTTGGACAGTAGCAGCCTTTTAAAGTGTCTGATAAGTGTTTTTTTAAGCCTAATGTAAGCTGCTCATATGTAAAGTCATTTAAGTTGTCCATCCATGTTTCCTTCATCAAATCGAACATGGTTTTTGTATAATTTTTAAAGGTATTGGGATAGGCTATTGTAACCTGTCCCACGAATTTTATTAATTCTTTTTCTGTAATCATTTAATTCCCTCTCTTTTACCGGCTTCTTGATATAATTCTCCTAAAATATCTATTGGAGATTGCTTCCTTGCCTCTGTCGCTTCCCAGTTATCATATCTCCCCTCTTGTATTTTTATTCTATTTTCTTTTTTTATAATCCAATCAAAATCAGCTCTCCAGCTTTTAACTCTTCCTGATAAATAATCTGAATCATTTACTTTATTAAAAAATAATAATAAATCTAAATCTTTTTCATCATTAATCCATTTTTTTAAAGTATTTTTGCGTTTATCAGTTATACTTTTTATTTTCGGAAGATTAACGCAGATAGTGTTAAATGCTTGCATAATCTCGTCAAAATTTATTTTGACAACTTCTTTTTTTTTATTTGACTCTGACTCTATCTCTATCTTTTTCTCTATCTCTTTCTCTTTCTTTATCTCTATCTCTGTGTTACACAAATTGTTACATTCGTTACTTGTAACGTTACATTCGTTACATTGTAACGCTTTTTTCTTTTCAGCTTCCAATAATTTCTTTTTTTCTCTGTATTTTCTTACTCTTGCAGCCGAATCAGATTCTTTTCCAATTAGCTCTGGAACTGCGCTCATATAATATTCGTCATCTGAAAGTACTTCCATTAACTTGTTTTTTATTAAAAACATAACGACAATCTTAACATTATCTACTTCTTCATCTATTTCAAGAGAAATTTCTTCTACAAAATCTTCCTCGATTCCATCAAAATATAATTTTCCATCATTTTTTAAGCTTAATAGTAGCATTTTCAAATAAATAATTGTATATGTATCGCCACCAGCTATTTTTCTAATTTTTTTAATTTCTTTTTGGTAAAAAAAATCATCTTTTAGCTGTAGCCAAAAATATTTTTTCCCCATAGTTACCTCCTGAATATTGCATATTTTGTAAATATAATTTATAATATTTGTATAACTTATTTTAAATACTTAAAGCGTGGCTATATATTTAAAATTAAGTTTTAAAAACAAATTTATCATAATTTTTGTAGGGAGAGCCTCGGTCAAGGCTCTTTTACTTTTGTCATTTTTTCAATTATCAGGAATGAACCAATCATCAATCCTGCTATAGGTATTCCGAGCAAAACTCCATAAAATCCATACATCTTATTTCCTTCTTTATCAATTTTGTATTTTTTCTTTTAACTCATCTGCTGAAATATTATTTTTTCCAAGTTTAAAAGAGACTGATTTGATATAAGGTTTCATCATGCTACTCCTTTAATTAAAAAAATTTCGTCAAGGGTAACATTTAGCTCCTTACACATCAAAATAGCCTCATCAATGCTAAATGACTTATTACCTCTTCTATTTATTTTGTGATTAAAAGTTGTTACTGTCATGTTTAGCTTTTTAGCCATGTCGCACTGCTTTAAGCCTCTTTTAACCAATTCAGCCTTTATAATATTTGTATAATCCAAAATAATCCCTCCAAACTCATGTAACTTTATGTTACTTATTTTACAGTAACATTTTGTTACTTGTCAATACATAATTATAATTTTATTTAATTTTTAATATTTATTTTTATATTTATAATTAAATATAGTATAATTAGCATGTATTATTTTAAAATGGAGGATTTTATGGAATTTTCAAAAAGGCTAAAACAGCTAAGAGAAGAAAATGGATTGCTGCAAAAAGAGCTTGCAGAAAAGATAGGAGTAACAAGATCCCACCTCTAAGCGTTAGCGTAGGTGGTGAGTAATTCACGTATAAAGATGGACATTGTGAAATAATTTTTCAGGCCGATTAAAATTATTATTATTTTAAGCAAAATAAAGCTTTATAAAGTATTATAGAGCTATTTTTATATCAAGACGTATTTTATATTTTTACATAATGACATCTAAATGTTATAATTGTTATGATGTTAATTTAAAAGGAGATGATTTTGTGGAAGAAATAATAAAAAGGTTGACTGTCAGGATACCTTTTGAGCTATTAAGAGATTTGAAAATAATTGCAGCAAAAAAGGATAGTAATGTTAATAAGCTGGTGACAGAAGGGATAGAATATATTATTGCAAAGTATTTAAAATAATTTTTTACACTCATAATTTATATGTGGGAGTCCTGATATAAATTATGAGTATCAATCGATACACATAATTTTTTTTCATAAATTTTTACATGAAAATAGCAGTGCCAGAAGTCACTCAAGAACACCGCTACTTTATAAACATCCTCCACAAGAGTATGTAATTTAATTTTACCCTCTGTGGAAGGAAAAAACAATCTAAATTTTTTAGGAGGGACAAATTTTGACTGAATTAGATATTAGAAAAATTGAAAATAATGTGCTTGGATCTATGTCGATAGAAAATATTAGACCAAGCTTGGCAGGTCAATTGATTACTAGAAATTTCTTGGAAAATAAAATTACATCAAAGCAAGCTATTTCTAGAATACTTAAATTACATGGGGTGAGGACGTGAAAAAGTTTTTTATAAATATTCCAAAAATATTATTTGCAGTTTTATGTTATGTTTGTACTTTGCTATTAGCAATATTATCTGCATATTTTACAATTACATTTTATGCAAATAGTCAAACTGGATTAAATATGTGGGCAATGGGTGGACTTGCTGGAATGCTTGAATTTATAAAGATTATGCTTGCAACAGCTTTGCCATTTATGCAATATAGGGACTCAAAAAGGGAAAAAAATGTATCCTTTTATCTTAAGATTTGTTTTTTCTTATCTGTGATGGCTAGTTTAAACTTTTTTATGAGTGGTAGAAAAATAGAAACTTCACCTGCAAGTGCAATAACTAAATTACTATATGATTATATGCCAATTTTTAATATTATACCTCTAAAGTTTTCGCAATTTTTGACTACAATGTCACTATCTATATTGGTTGAAACATTTATAGTATTTTTACCAATACTAGCACCAATAATGTTTCTTGAAAAGGATTATAACAGGAAAACTTATGCAGTATCTAACATTGATAAATTAAAAGAAATTGCAATAACAATTCCTGAAAGATTTATTGATAACCTGCATAAAAAAATAGTTGGACAGGATGGAAATAATATAAAAGTAGTTGAAACGAAACCAAAACTAAAACTGCTAAAGTCTGACACGGCAAAATGTTCAGAAAATTTACAAAATGAAAAAGCAGAAATTAAGCAGATTGAGAATAAAGAAATTGATTGTGATTCACTAAGCGCAAATGACTTAGAAAATGTTTGCGATTATAACAGCGATACAAAAAAAGAAAACATATATGATATTGTATCCGCAAATGATTTAGAAATTGTAAAAAATGCAATTCTTAATCACAAAACAGGTAATCAGTCTCCAAGCTTAACAAAATTGGAAGAATTAACAGGATTACCAAAAAGGACAATCCAAGCTGCTAAAAGACAGCTGGAAAAAGAAAAAATAATAAAAACAAATGGAAATAAAACATTTGTACTGGAGGGATGAAATGGATAATGATAAAAAAGATATATAAAATTTTTATGTAAGAATCTTAATAGATATAAAAAAAGACTGAATGAATGGAAAACTAGAAAATTTGATTCATACGAAAAAAGTAAAAAAATATGCAGAAATAGCAATGAAGATTTTATAAAAAAGTGTGATATGTATATAGATTTTTTTTTACTAATAAAATAATTGAATATGAATTTAAAATGCAGGAATTTAGAGATTCGAGGTGTAGAAATTGAAAATATTAATAATGATGTGCAGGGGAATAAAAAATATATTTATCATGAAAAAAGCCAGATATATATCTGGAATAGCATTATTAATCACTATAGCTTCATTGCTGGCTATTAAAGAAGCCAGCTGGACAAAAACATTCTTGGTATTTGGTACAGTTCCAACAAGTTTATTTATATCAGGACACTTTGTTGAATATAAAAATTATGATCAGGTAGATTATGAAGAAAATACACAAAGTCCTTACGTAGACAGAATCGAGAAAAAAACGACAACAACGACTACAGAAACAATTTACTTCAAAAATGCAGATATTAAACACTTAGAAAATTTTAATTGGAGGGATTAGTAAATGAAAGATAAATGTGAATGTTGCTCTAAAGATTATAAAGTAGTTGGCACATGTAAAGAATGTGGTCGTAAAATGTGCGAAGCATGTGAGAATAAGAAAAAAGGTAACGAAGGATACTGCAACGATTGCAGATGTCAAGAATAGGGGGAATGAAGAATGAGTAATTTTATAAATAATGTAGCTGGATGGATAAGCAGTGTAGGAGGAATAGCTTTAATTATCGGATTGGCAAAATTAAGCTGGGGAGGTAGCAAAAAATTAAGTATAGCACTTGGATTTTTTGCCGGCTGTGTAGGAGTTTATCTTATAAAAAACCCTACAGAAATGTACATTATAGGTAGACAGATAATAACTTTTGGAAAATCAATATTCTTGGAGGGATAACAAATGATAAGTACTGTAATAAGTAACATAATTGGATTTATAATGCTAATAATAATTACAATGTGTTTCTTTAAAAGCACTAGAAAATTATTAATTAAGCTATTGAAGTATATTTGGAGCAAAATTGAATTAAGAGAAATAGTAATAAATGCAGCAAAAAGGTTTTTGGCTGAGTTCAAAACCGCCAGAAACCTATTTGACAGGGAAAATAAAAATGAAAGGTACATGTATTTAGCATGTACCATCATTTTTTTTGGTATTTTAGTTTATAATTATAAATTTAATTATATACTATTTCTCTCTTTTTTCACATACTTTATTTTTAAAGCTCTTACAAAAGAGGTTAGAGAGTACTTTATAAAAATTAAGCATGAAAAAGTGTCTAATAAATATAAAGATTTATCAGAAATGTTTAATAATCAGGTTAAAGTAATAGAAGTTAATGGAGATACATATAAATTACATAGCTTTATTCCTGTTGAAAATGTAAAAAAGAAAGAAAGAGAAATTGAACATTGGCTAAATAAAGAGGTTCTTAGTTTTAAGAGAGATCCTAAAAATTTTAAGCTAATAACAATTAGAACTAGATCTCTTAACTCAAAAGCAAAAACTAAATTTAAAACTTTATATCCTCTCCAGGAATATATAAAAACTTTAAAAGTAGATAAAAATATAAAAATACCAGTATTTCTTGGAATAGATGAAAATGGTAAATACCTAATTGAAGATTTAGCAAAATTAAAGCATATTTTTATATCTGGTGAAAGCGATGGAGGTAAAAGCACTTTGTTAAATGTAATTATGCAAAGTTTAATGTATCTATGTGGTAATATAAGTTTTTTATTAGTTGACTACAAACTTGTAGAGCTTGGAACATATAGCAATTTTAAAAATTGCTACTTGATTGAAAATAACAATGATTTGCTTGAAAAAATAGACTGGCTTGATAATGAAATGATGGATAGATACAGAGAATTTAAAGAATATAAAATAAAAGATATATGGCAATATCATAAATTAGGTAAAAAAATGAGTTATATAGTATTCGTAATTGATGAAATCAGCAATGTAAAGCTAACTAAGAGAAGAAATAAGAAAAACGATGATTATGAAAGTGATATTGACATAGAGGAATCATTAGCAAGAATTTTAAACATGGCAAGAGCAGCAGGCATATTTATTATAGCCGCTACTCAGAATCCAAAAGGCGTAGAAATAGACACAAAAGTAAGAGATAAATTTATAACTAATATCTCTGGAAAGATAATAAGAAAAAGAGTGCAGGAAACAACAACAGTATTAGGCACTGAAAAATTAAATAAGGGTGAATTCAAAATGAATAGCCCTGATTATGTAGAAAAAATGTTTAAAGCTTTTTATGTAGAAGATTTGACGCATAATGAAGTATTTAAAGAGCTTGAAAAAATGTATATTGACGGGGGTGTAAATCTTGAAAAAAATATTATTGACTTTGAAAAATTTAAGAACAAAAATTAACATTTATTTTAAGAATTTTACACTAATGAAAAATAATAGAAACGTCCAAAGTATACGTCCAGAAGAATATACGTCCAAAATAATAAATAAAATACAAAGACCTTCAAGTGAGGCTATATCAATTATTAGAAGGTTAAAAAATGAAACTGAAATTGATGAAAATTCATTAAAAAATGACACAAATTTAGTGGACGGACGTAAAGAAAATGAAAATCTGACAATACGTATTCAAAATTTTATCGAGGCAAATAGACAAGGTGAAATTATACCAGCAGCAACGGAAATAGAAAATCATTTTGGAATATCTGAAAAAAAGAAAAGACCACATATGAGGAATCTTAGAAAAATTGGCTATCTAGTTTTAAAGGGAAGACAATATTATTATAATCTGAATTTTAGGAGGGAAGAAAATGAAAGAATTAATTGAATATGTCACATCATCAGGCACATTCAGAATCCTGAAAATAATATTCTCTAACCACTGGACATTATTGCTTTTTGTTATTATCATATCTGGATTGTTATCTAAAAAAGAGGATAATTTTATTCCTCTTTCTAAAATTAAAGGATTTATAAAGAAGTAATTAAGCCGAAAGGCTTATTTTTTTATATGAAATATACATGTAATAATTATGTAATTGACAAGTAGTGACTTACTATTATATAATGCATATATAGTAAGTTACTACTTACTATATAAAATGAATTCTTAGGAGGAAAAGTGATGAAAAAATACGTTTTAGTTCAAGAGTTAAATAGTGTAGACATAGGATTTATAATGATTGAAAGCAATGATATTGAAAAGGTTGTACAGTTTAAGAAACAGAGGAAGAGTTAAAAGAATGGTTCGAAGAAAATGAAACAGCTCTTCCAGAAGGAATATTATAATAAATGGTTTGCGGTCAACCTAAACCGCAAAAAAATCTTTGGAGGAATAAAAATGTCAAATCAAAGTAAAAAAATATCAAAAAATTTAAGATTAGATGAAAATGTTATTAGTATGATTGAGACTATATCAGAGAAGGAAAATCGAAGTTTTGTTAATGCTATTGAAACTTGTGTTAGAGAATATTATAAAACAAATTATAATACTGAGTGGAGAGCTGGAACAATCACAATTGGTAAGGATTATAAAAATTATAAAGTGCTGATGAAGGAGCAATTTGAAATTGAAGAGTATGGAGCATGCATTAATGTACTTGCAATAATCGCAGATGAGGATTTTAAATTGAATGAATTCAGTTATAAAAAAGGTGATATAATTTATGATTCAGAATCCAAGGATGAAAATTTAAATAATATAAATAAAACAGTTCTGGTATATCAGTATATACAAGAAGATTAATAAACGACAACTATCTGTCGTAATATAATAAGAGGCAAAGAAAACCTCTTATTTTTTATGCAAAATTTTAAATATCTCATACTTTCCAACAATATCAAATATTTTTCTATCCTTATGCTTTTCGAGGTTTAATCTCCAAGCTTGGTCAATAGTATTTATATCAAATCTATCTAAAAAACTTAATGCAACCTGTATAACATCAATAAGCTCACAGGCCTTTTTAAGTGTATCATTTTCACTTAAAAACTCTTCTATTTCCTCAATTAGCTTATTTGATTGAATATTATCAAAGTCATCTATTTCAATATTGCCATAATCTAAGACTGGCATTTTAATTAATTGATTTAAATTTTTCATAACTTAAGCTCCATTATGCAAGACTCAAAACCAGCTTTTTTCAATTCTTTTATCATTTTTTCTGCATTTTTCCTGTCTGCAAAACTTCCAGTCTGCACCCTATAAAAAACATTTGATTTGACAGGCTTGTAGCTTACACCAAAATAACTACATATACCTTTACAAATTTCAGAAGAACACTCTTTTCTATACTCTTCGCTCTTCATCAACACAGCTTCTCTTTTATTGTCCATGAATCCGCACTCGCAAAGCACAGCAGGCATTTTTGTATTTTTAAGCACATAGAAACCAGCTGATTTAATTCCCCTGTCTTGCATTACCGTACCTTTCATAAGCTGTTGATGTACAAGTGTAGCAAGCTTTCTACCTTCGATAGAATTATTATAATGATAAGTTTCTATACCTCCCCATGTTCCCCATGTACCATTAAAAGCATTGAAATGTATGCTAACAAAAATATCAGCATTATATTTATTTGCTATATCACATCTATTTTGCAGGGAGTTATCTTCTCTGGTAGGTGAGCAGTCAATCACCTTAAATCCATTTATAATTAATTCTTCTTTTAAAAATTCTTTTGTGTAGTGGTTAAACTCATTTTCCTTATATCCATCAGGACTTCTTTTGCCAGCTGTTTCAAATCCGTGTCCATCATCTACAGCCACAACATAACTCATTTTTTCACCTTCTTATTCATTGTTTCTAATATATTTTTTAATTTATCAGGGACGGGAAGGCCTATCTTTGTAGTATTTTCTAGTATGCTTATGCCTTCATTTCCTAGATAGAAAAATATTACAGCTGTTCTAATTGCTTCACCATTTCCGATAATATTTTTGTCTGAAATATTGGCTATTCCAACCAATGCGAACATTAAAACTTTTTTAAATATTCCTTTAAATCCAATTTTACTTGATATTTTTTTATCTATAATAGCAAACATTACGCCAGTTATGTAATCTATAATTACAAATGTTATAAGCGCATATAAAAAACCATCCCAACCGCCTAAGAACCAACCAACACAACTACCAAAGAGACTAATACATATAGTAAACCAATTTGCTTTTTCCATTGCTTCAAATTCTCCTTATCTAATGTAATTAACTTAGTTTTGTAATTTTCATATAAGAATTTACATTTACTATTGTATCACTTGCCTGCGCTGTATTTTGAGCCCATTGAAACCTCAAAGTACCAGCTGATAATATTTTTATTAAGAATTTTTCATTTATATAAGAAGCTGTTGAACCATCACAACCATAGCTAACTGTAGTAGTTAAATTGTGGTTTGAAGCCCTAACTGAACAATTTGCATTATCAGCCGTGCCAATTGAAGGACCAAAACAAGACCTGGTTGTTAATTGTTCAACCCCTCCAGTTGCAGCCCAACATGCTTTGAAATCTGCGTTTGCTGCACCTGATACATGAAGTTTGATTTCAATTTCATATAACCCAGTTTCTCCAAATCTTGCTACAAAATCATTATCATCTTGAAATACAGATGAATTATTAACTGTTTCTGAAGCTGCTTTAACTATTGCTCTTACTTGATTAGATTTAAAATTAAAACCTTGAGAATGAGTCAAAATAAAATCTTCTACAAGACTGTAACTTTCATCATCCATACTACCTAAATATAAGCACCCTTCATCTGCTATAGATGTTGTATATTCAATAGTTTTTGTTAATCCATGCAATTTTGCAATTGCTCTTACAGTTGTTCCATTTTTTTCAAATGTTAATTCTAATTCTTCTCCAAGTGCAAAATTAGAATCCAAATTTACAAAAGTCGAACCATCTACACCAGCTTCATTATAGTACATAGATAGATCATTTCCATATAATCCTATTTGAATGTAATTGTCTGAATCTACATACCATACTAAATTTTGACTTTCTCCTATATAATTACATATCATCTTACACTTAAAAATAAAATTAGCTCTATCACAAAAAGGTATATGCAACATATTAGCATATCCTACTGGATTTAAAGCTTGTATACATAATTTGTTGTATTTCTGGTCATAATAAAGACAATAATAATCGTAAATTATACTAAATAAATTTTCCCATGTAGTGCCATTGTATAGTTGAAAAGGATTGTAATATCCAGCATATACAGAATCTTCTCTAATTAATTGTGCATATTGGAAAGATACATATTTATTTTGTTTACTTGCATTAGAGTACCATTCACATCTAATGTAAGTTATGTTATCCCATCCCGGAGGAGTTCCGCTACTAGTAAAAGCACTTTTAGCAATAGATATAAAATTCCAGCCAGTTACAAGGCTTGCTGCTGCTGTTATCTTATAATAACAATTTGTATTATCTGAGCCTAATTTAAAATACAAATTAGTTAAAGCAGCCACATCATCTATATATACAATTAATAATACATGGTCATCTGCACTGCTTACATTTTCATTTGGAAACACTGTAAGGTCAAGGCTACAAGCCTTATACATACATAAATATCCTGCTTTATTGTCTGGTTCTAATAATTTAACAGATTGATTATGCATAAGATAATTTGTAGTATCATTTGAAATTGTTCCACCAGTGTCCATCGTCCAATCTGTAGAATCTTGAAAAGCTTCAATCTCTTTAGTATTACATTGATACATTACATTTAAATAATCAGATAGCCTAAATGTCTGACTACGTCTTAATTCTTCATCTATGAGTGCAAGCTTATTCTCATTATTGTTGAGATTTGTTTGATTAATCGCTGGTGCAATTGTATTTGCATATACAGTTTTTGTATAATCACCAAAATTAGCCATTTCACACCTTCTTTACTTTATCTTTAGATAATTTAAAATTGTTTTTTGAAACTTTTGAAGGCTTACCTAAATTTATACATTTTCCATCTTTACTTTTGTGCTGTAACTTAGTAATTTTAGCAATTACAGACATTACATTATATTTTTCTTTTGTATCTTTATCTTCTTTTTCTGTCTCTGCCTGCTCTACAGAGTAAATTTTTATAGGGCATTCCTTCAGTAAATTTATTATTTCAAGACCAAAGCTTGCTAAAATATTTTTTTCATAATCAGGATCATCTTTTTTAATCTTATATTCTTTCCTAAATTCATCCATCTTTTCACCTCAACTAATAGTATCTATTCGACTTATTAAAAGCTCTATACCGCTGCTTTTTGTGCCATAACTCCAGAGAACATGACTTATTAATCTTCCTGTATCTGCTATTGCTGTTGCTGTATTTCCTGCAAAGATACCTAATTCCTGTATATCTTCACCATTTGCGTCCGAATCAGTTATATAAAATTCTGTTGTTACAATGCCTGTAGCTGTATATAATTGTGATACAAAACTAGTCCTGAATACTTCATTTGTCAAAGTTGTGTCTGTCGCTGCTACTGCTGTATTATCATCACCTATAGCTAAATATTTAATAGCAAGGTTTGGAGACACATTCATAAAAATTTTTGCTTCGGATTCAAGACAAATATTAGTTATAAGGTTGTGTATTTCATCAATCTGCCTAAATTTATTATCTTTAAAAATATTCTTCTCAAATATTCTAAATATTCCAGTATGTAATTTTTTTTCTTTAAGTTTATAAATCATAATATCTCCTAATCTGTTACATTGTCAGCACTACTACTTGAATTATTAGGGTACAAGTCATCAGCTGGGTATAAATCATCAGCTGGGTATAATAAATCATCATAAATAGTAATGTCATATTCTCCTGCATGGCTGTGTATATCACTATCTTCTTTTAAATCAATTACTATCTCATTATCATCCAATGTAATTTTTTCTGGCTGTATAAGATTTTTAAAGAATTCTTCCCATCCTCCAAGCTCTGAACCATCCATTACAGTATATGTATAAACTAAATTTGCATGATTTATTACATCGCTTCTCCATACGCAAGATGCTACAAGAAATGTTTCTGCACTAATCCCTCTTAAACTGTCTGTTATTAACATTTGCTCCATAGTATTATATGTATGCTCGTATAAATCGAAACTTATAGTATCGCTTATTTCTGCATACTTATCTATTAAGCTCCTAGCATAAATTAAAGCATCATATTTATTTTGTAGTAATTGATTCTCGACATAATGCTCATATAGTCCTCTACTTGTTATTTCTAATGCATTTTTGTATATTACAACAAGAGGTATAAGAGGCTCATAACTTATCCTAATTCTGTCGCCGCCTGCATAATCCAAGGCCGTTCCGGAGTCGTTTTGACTGAATTGTTGACTGTTATATGTCCATAAAAAATCAAAATCACTATCTGAATCAAGCCCAAGCACTCCTACACTTGCTTCTGTCCATGTTGTTCCGCCGTTAGAAGAAACCTCTATAAGTGGAGCTTTGGCAATTTTATATTTTGTTGTATAAGTCTTGATGTTTCCATCAGGATATGGTGATGGAGTCTCATTAACTCTTAAATCACCGATATACGGAGAACCTTTGACAATTTGATAGTTCCTATAATTAGCTAAATTTCTAGACCTTGACATATTATTAAATTTAGTTATTCCTCTTATGAGAGGCGTTGTATTTACTACATATCCGATTGTATGAAAATGTAAAGCTTTGTTTTTATCAATATTCCACACATAATTACCAAACTGACAAAGTTTATTAAAGCATTCTGACAATGTTAAGTAATTAAATGCAATATAATTTAAAATTGGCAAGTCAGTTTCTATTGTGCCTTCTGTGATGTTGAAATCATAATAACTATCTGTAGGATTGTCTAGATATCTTGTTCTTAAGTCTTTTACAATATAGTCTATAGATTTATTTTCATAGACTATCTTTGCTTTTGGTTGATTTGCTATCTTTGTAAAGTCTTCAAGCCTGCAATTATAATATAGTTTATTTTGGATTGTTTCTTCATCTTGACTAAAAACAAGTATTCCAGCATGTAAAAGATTTAAATCTTTGTCATAAAAATAGCACTCTTTTCCGCATTCGATAGATTGCCCTTTATCATTGGTAATCATAAATGACATTACATTTACATTGTTAATTCTTTCTTCTACTTGCCAGCCTTTATTTATAGTTATCTCTACGCCAGTTAGATTAGTTCCATTGTAAAAAAATCTTTGAGGAAGTTCAGGAAATCCCATTATTTACCCCTTCTTAAAATTCATATAGCTTTGCAATTCTGTTTTTATATCGCTTGCAACCTGTTGTATCCCTCTTCTATCAAATATTTGAGGATTATTTATATTTAAAATTATATTTCCTTTTGCACCTGCTAAAGCTCCATTACCTAAGCTTGACTTTACTCCAATATTTGCAGACACATCATTAAAGCTCAAATCACCAGCAATTTTTTGAACCGAATCTTTTAACAATGATCTTTTGCTCAACAATGTTTCTGATAACATTCGCATTAAATTAGGCATCCATTTATCAGACTCTTTACCTGGTCCTTCTTTTGTTGGAGATTCGAACCCAAGGAAGTTTCCTATAATTCCAGCACCTTTCATGACTGTATTTTTAAGGTCGCCGAATTTTGAAGTTATACCACTTATTAGATTGCTTATTAAATTTCTACCGCTGTTATATAAAGTTTTTGATAGATTTGCGATAGGTTTTGTAATATATCCTAATACAGAACTTATCTTTGCCTTTAATGCTGGTATCTTATTATTTACACCATCTATAATTCTTTTTATAATCTCTCTTCCTGCTGCTATTGCTGCTATAAAAGCTAGTTTTCCAGCTCCAACAATAACATCAACAATTAATTTTCCAAGCTTGTCCATAAAATCTTTTTTCTTTGCACTGTTTCCCTCAGATACTTTGTTAATCATGTTTTTACCGGCATCTTTAATTTCTTTTTTCTTACCAAGACCAGAAAACCAGCCTTTTATACTTCCCCACCATCCATCTAGTTTTCCAGTAATTAATTTCTTACCATTGTCAAAAGAAGTTTTTAAGGAGTCTAACCAACCCTTGAACCAAATTTTTATATTTTCCTTTTGTTTTTCAAACCATTTTTTTATTTCTTCTTTCCATATACCGAATTGCCTTTTGTTCTCTTCGTTTTGCTCATTAGCCCACTTTACAATAGCTGCTTTCCATCTGCCTAATAATTCTTTTAAGGTAGATGGCATGTTATTAAACCAGCCTTGTATAGTTGTTTTCCATTCTGTTAATTTAGTGGATATTCTTTGTTTTATTTCATCAAACTTATTAGATATCAATGTTTTTATTTCATTAAATTTTTCATCAAATTTGGCTTTAATTTCAATCATTTTATTCTTTGCTATCTTAGCAAATTCAACAATTTTAAGACCAGTTTCAACAATCTTTGTGCCAAATTCAACTATTTTCTCAATAACTTTCATTATCTCGTGTCTATGGTCATATATCCATTTAGTAGCCTTTTTACCCTGCTCAACCAATAAATTAAATGCTTTTACAAGACCTTCTTTTATTTTTCCGGCTAGAATTATTATTTTTTCTTTCAAATCAACAACTTTTTCTATAAATTCTTTAGCTTCTTTCCTTGAATAGCCGAATTTTTTAACTAATATATCTAAAGCTTTGCTAGTATCGCCTTTTATAATGCTAGAAAAAATTTGTATTATATTTTTTATGCCTTCAAAAGCTAGTTTTAAAAGCCCTGATTTTGCTGCTACTACAATCATTACACTTATTAAAGCAGCCCATTCAGCAACTATAACCCCGACAAGCCCAATAACTACAACTATAGGAGCAGATAAAGCACCAATTACAGTAATCAAGCTTGCTATTGTACCAATCAAAGTACCTCCAATTAATAATATAGGACCTAAAGCAGCTGCAATAATTCCAATAACTATAACTATTTTTTGAGCATGTGTATTAAGATTACTAAACTTACTAACCCATTTATCAACAATTTGCAATACTTTTTCAGCATAAGGAAGCAATAAAGAGCCTATTTTTGTTCCTAGTTCTTCAAATCTGCCTTTTATAAGCCTTAATTTGTTTGCGAATCCATCACTAGTCCTTGCAAAGTCACCTTGCGCATCAGCTGTAACTTTCATTAAATAACTATATCGTAATTGCGATTGCTCAGCTTGTGACATATCCTTCCATGCCTTTTTAATACCTTTAGATAGTGCGTAAGCTTCCATGTTAGCAACAGACATATTTATACCAAGAGCCTTTAATGGTTCTGTTTCTCCGGCGATTCCTGCTCTAATCTTTTCCCACGCTTCATCATGCCCAAGATTATAAAAAGATGATATATCACCTGTTAATTCTACTAAATTTTTAGACATATCTTTACTAGCTTTCGCAGTAAGTCCGCTAGATTTAAGCATAGCACCCATAGAACCAACATATTTCATTGCTTCAAGTTGTGTTAATCCAAATTTTTCATTTAGAGTCTTTGACCATGCAGTTACTTCCTTCGCAGACTTCCCGAATGTTACGTTTACTACATTTGCTGATTCTGCAAGATCCGAGGCAAGCATAACACTTTTGCCTAGAGCTGCTACAATTGGAAGTGTTACTCCCATTGTTAAGGCTTTTCCTGCACTTGCCATTTTCTCTCCAACTTTGCTTAAAACCGCGCCTGCTCTAGTTGCTCTATTTTCTACATTATTTAGCCCTGCAATTGCTTCACTAGTATTTAATACTACATTACCAGCCATCCGGAATAATTCAAAAGCCATTTATTCACCAACTTTTTTAGTGGGCAATATACCCAAATCATTTTTAGGATTTAATTTTTTTAATGCCATTTCTGCAATCATTTGAGCCTCTTTAAAATCTGCTTTCCTCTCTTCTTTAGTTCTTGCTTTTAATTTAGCAGAATTGATTAATTTCTCTTTGTAATCTCCAAATCCAATCCATGTATCTTTATCCATGCCTTGAGATTCAATAAGCCATCTTTGCCATAATCTTTCATCTAAAATTTTGCCATATGCTACT